TCGAATATTTTAGTTTGATCTTTGAATAGGATATTGCATGAATATCTTGGCTCCAATCCTCCGATACCGTCAGACACTCCTTGGAAATAACCGTCGGAATCAACTGCGTCACAGAATCTTCCAATTTTATAAAGCTCCCATTTATTAATTTGACTTTCGTCAATATAAGCACCTAATCCATATCTTTTGCTAGTTAAAAGATCATAAATAATCCATGCTGGATTATCCGTCCATTCCATTTTAAACTGTCCATCCCAGTCTCCATCATAAACTAAGTTTGGAAAAGTGTATTCAGAGATAGATTTAATATATCTATTATCAGATCTATCAGCGGCTAGTGGATAGTAATTGGTTGGAACGTTAACTAACTTCAATCTGCAATCATAAGTTCTTTCTGGAACTGAGCCAAATGTTCTTGCGTCAATTTTAATTCCAGCAACTGCCGAAAATGGATACGAAAGATTTTGTTCGATAATTTCTGTAACTTTATACAGTGCAATTTCTTTTTTAAGCAAAACGGAGTTGGTTTCTGTAGAAAGCTTCTTAATTTTTATATACCTCTTAACAGATGATGGATTTTCTTGATTACTTAATTTTGGAAGTGTAAAAGGTTTCGATAATACAGCTTGATCGAAAGTTGATTTTGATACGTTTGAAACATCTCTAACAGCTTTAAAATAATCATTTTCTATTGATTCTAAATCTGGAGATCCAAAATCAATCAACATTTGGCCTTCAACCATTGCTATAACAGCGTATTTTTTAGTCTTAGCATTAGATATTTCACCATTGGATATCTTACCCCATTCGACTTCAATTTCTACAATAGCAGGAACCTTATCTCCTTGTTGGCGCTCATCACTAGTACTTTTCGCGACGGTATCACTTAAATTGCTGATAGCTAAAGTAAAAAACACAGAAGAAACTTCAGGATTTTCAATAGTGTGAGTAATTGCTATGGCATCTTCGTCATATTCATTATCATTATTCCAGTCTGAATAGCTTTCTTTTGCAGTTCCGACAGTCGCTTCTCTTAAATCATCAGAGCCTTCTTGCTCATTGAGAGATAAGTTTAATTTGGGATTTTGTGGTCCAAAACCTTTGGTTTTCCAATCACCATCAATTCGTCGAGTTGTATATCCAGCTATAAATGGACCACTCAATGAAGCTGTATAATCATAATCAACGTAAATATTTTTGAAATATTCCAATGGATCTTGATATTCTTGTCCATTTTTAAATTCGCATGATATATTTAAGAAATTGTATTTTGCCGCTTTATTTTGATAAGAAGATTCTGGTCCTGTCTTGAATATTAATTTAGTATTTTCAGTTATGAATCCAGATAAATCGCTGATGAATTGGCGATTGTAATAATAACTGTATGAATTTACTGAACTATTTGCTCCAAAATTTTGAACAGTGCCTTTTGTAGATCTATACGTTGTTGGTATTGCAATCACTAAACATCCATAAACTTTATTTGTATATTGATTATCAGGATCAATTGTCGGAACAAGTAGTTTGTAGATTTGATTTTGAGGTATGTTCCTACTAAAGTTTTCGAGTTCGAAAGAAACTGTTTTGAAAACTCCTTTATCATCAAAGATGGATTTAGTTTCTACTGCACCGTTATTTAGTTCTTTTGGATTATTTTTATCCGCAATTTCAACTATGATATATACAGTGTTTTTAGAATTCCAATCAAACTTTTCTTTACTCGCTTTTCCTTTCAGCTCTTGAATTTTTTTCAATACTTGATTATTAAAGAACTTCTCTTGATCAGATGAATCATCTGAAAGTTTTTTAAGAGAAGTTTCTAGTTTTAACAATAAAGTATCGATGGCGAATAAACTTTGATTTGGATCGATATAATGGACTTCTAATTTTGACGTAGTATTTTTAAAATAAATGGGACCAGAAATAGGCTTGACAGTTGAAATATTGCCTTTTAATGCCCATCCATTTTTAGAAATACCATCTACTAATATATCATCTACTATTGGAGAATAATACTCATCTTTAGTATTTGCTGCTCCTTCTTTAGTTTGAGTTGCCAATAATCTTCTTTCTGGTATTTTTGTTGTGAGATTTAATCCATTTAAATTTACAAAAGGCTTATGAAAATATGTTTTATAAGAATTGTCGCTATAATATATATCCCCTAATACATTTAATGAGTTTGAAATTTCGACACTCCCAATAACATCACTAGCGTTAATCGGAAAATATACAGAGGTTTGCTGGATAGGTGTATTGTCTAAATAAACACCCTGAAGAATGCTTACTTGTTTTCCAAGAGTCTGACCATTTTGGTTAACGAGTCCTTCGATTGGTCCGTCAGAAATTAAATCAACAATCTCAGCAACACTGTAAGAGTTTAATATTTCATAATTATCAAGCTTGGGTGGCCTGAGAATAGCAGGAGTTGGCTTCGGCTTGCTTTTGCCACCGCCTTGAAATAAATTTTTCTTAATTAAATGCTTCATGTTATTGTATTTTGCTCTTGCAGAGCCAGATCCGTATCAGTTGGTATATTTTTACCAAATAAAGCGTTGGACACTCTTTGTCTTTGAGGATACGATTTGACGGTGCTTTGGACAATTGAAGTTCCGATTCTCAATCTTCCATAACCAACTGGCACGGGAACTCCTTGCTCTGCTAAGTTCCCTTTCGAACTAATTAAAAATGATTCTTTTGTTCCACTGATACGAGCTTCTGTGCGTTGTGGTTTTTGTGATGGAGCTAGAGCTTGTTGGATAAGAGTAACAGCAATCATATTCAAAGCTCCACCAATGAATGAAGTCAAAGCAGTGGCGGTAAATCCAGCCGCCACTGATCCAGTAACAAGAGCGGCACCAACAGCGCCAGCGCCTCCAGTTAAAGCTCCTGCAATTGTTGTAATCAACGCTGTGAATCCTTGTCCACAAATAACAGGGGTTAAATCAATAACAGTAATCGCTTTTTTTATTTCCAACTGTTCTGGATGAGAGATGTTTTCTCCATCTACAAGAATACTGTAGTGTATTCCTTGTTGTGACAATTCCAAAATGCGCTTTTTAAATAATGGTTTATTAGCATCAATAGCATCAATAGCTTGTTTAGGTTTTTCGATATACATCGTAAACTCCTTACCGAATTCATGTGCTAATATGCCATGTAAATTAATAATAGTCATTTAAGTTTGCCCTTAATCCTTTCTAGTATCTTTACATCATAATCTTGATTTTTAGGTTCATAAATATGAAATTTATTCGTATTGATCGAATATATGATAAAACTCAAACAACAAGATTCAGACATCTTGATATCAAACTCAGAAGGAGACTCATCGCCAACAACGTGACTGTGGAAAACGGCAATCAAAGAATACTCAGATTTAAACTTCAAATAACTAGCAGGATTGATTGAAAAAAATGATTTAGGATCTTGAGCTTGGTTTTTTTCAATGGTGGCTACGTAACATTTAGTTTTTTCGTCATAGCCAATAAATCCACAAATTTCATTGGATAAATTTCTATTCGAATGATTTGTTAAAAAATGCTTGACAACTACAAAGGACTTATTTAAGATTTTATCTTCCATATCTATCTGTTCCAGGGAATCCGCCGAATGGCAGGTAATTTTTCGGTGTTTGTGGTATATAAGCTTCTTTTGAAATAAATGCGTTTTGATCGTAAAACTCAATTGAGTTTACATATTCACCACTTAAGTAAATAATTTGAGCAGCGTTATTAGAAGCTTCTACTTTGTAAGTGGGAGTGTCTGTCAAGTTCATATCCCACCAAGCAAACAATCCAGTTTTTAAAATACGATTATCTCCAGTGAGTTCATCATAATTTCTTGGACTTGTTTTTTCTTTATCTTCATTCCAGATATTTATTGTATCACGATTGAAGAACTTCTTTCGATAATCAATACCGCTTTTGCCAGTCCATATAGCAGTCGATCCAAGTTTTAAATTACTTGTTAATTTAATATTGGAAGTTATATTGGAATTATTAGGAACTGGAGTAGCAACATCGCCAGTTGAGAATTGCCAATTGTTAATAGCAAAAAACAAATCAGTCATGCCACCTGTGTAACTCGGATTCTTAAATAAGAAGAACTCCCCAGATATCTTTTCACCTGTATTTCGTACAGCCAAAGTGTATCGAGATTCAAGATTGTCTTCATCTGATAATTTTATTTCTCCATTTGGGAAACTGGTAATAGATGATGTTCCGCTGACTTTGCCTCCATAAATTTCTAAATGTAAAGCTTTTAGAGAAGTTGCATCCCAAGGCATTGTAATAGTTCTTGGAGTGACAATGTATTGTGGAACGTTTCCGCTCACCAAAACAGTTGCGAAGTTTAATACAAGATTATCATTTCCGCTGACGTAAAGATTAATTCCGCTGTATTGATTGTTTGGTTTTACATTATGGAAAATATTCAGTAGCTGATCCGATCTTGAAACACCACTTGGAAATTGAACCCAAGTCGCCATGTGTAAATCTTCTGAAGCGTATATTCCGCTGGTCTTAAATGAATCATTGTATAAACCTAATCCAGAAGGCTCAAATACAGCTACTTCTGCTAAACCAGCATTAGTATCTGAACCGCTTCCACTGATTACTATTTTAGTAACTGTTTTATTTGCGAATCCAGTTGTTGTTCTTAAACCAGCATCATTAATATTAATATTTTGACTTGTCAATAAAGTCGCACCGCTGTAATATTTAATATTCGCGATATTAAAATCGACAGAAGTGTCATATCTATCATAGATATCAATACGATTGATGGTTTTTGGCGAATCCCATTCAAGTTGTATCCAAGGATCGGCAATTCCAGTGCTGATCCATGCCAAGCCTGTGTCCAATGTCTTTTTTTGACCACCAGCATCGCCAGTTAATCCATCAGCAATGTTTCTAAACGCAGATCCAGATATAACGCTAGATCCAGTTATAGAGGCTTGAGAAGAAATGTTGTTGCTATTATATAATTGCTTATGAGACAGATCGATAA